TGACAGCACCCTTCATCACGCCACTGCCGAACAAACACATCTCTAGCAGCAAAGATTTCACTTCGCCTTCAACGTTCTGCTCGACCATATAATCTTCGATGACTTCCGTCATCTTCTCGGCTGAACGCTCTGCCGATTCGTTAATTTCAGCGCGGACTTCATCTTTCAATTCATCCATTCGCTCTGTGAGCTCAGGCATCAACTGATTGGCAACTACCATGTCACCATTGGCAATCTGCACGATCTCTTGCGTTGCCTTTTTCTTGATCGCCATTTCTTTTTCAAGATCAAGAGTCGGGACCGGCGTTGGCGTAATTGTCCAAAAGTTGTCGTTCGGCTGAAACATCAGGTCGACAAGACGTGAATACGCTGACATCACTTTAGTGCGCGTCAGACCAACAAATACTCGCGACCGATTTGGGTTTTCCTGCAACGCCTTCTGCACATCATTCGAATATTCACCGTTGAAGGCACGCAGGTCTTCCAACCAATCATCCTCAATGTCTTCACGCTGAAGCTTATATTCCTGAAAACGATCTTGTAGCGCAGAGCCCAGTGAGTCGACAGTCGACGGAAGCTCTGCATCATCTTCGTATTCATACGCGCCGATTTCCGGAGTTTCGTATTGTGGAATCTCTTGCATTTAATACCCTGCTCTGCCTGCCGGTGTGAATTTTCGGCTTTCAAATGAATGCCGTTTCGGTAAGTGCCGCAACATTTCCCATGCAATGGCTAATGCCATCACCCGATCGTCATGACAGCCGGCCAACGCATTGGTTGAGCCGTTGTCTTCGACGACATAAGTTTTCAATTCTTGAATCGTGCTTGCATCTTTGATCTGAATATCATCGTCTCGGATCGCTGCGCTGAGCCGATCAATGATCAATGGTTTTGATCTCGCTGTTGTCAGCCAACCTAGTCGTTGGTTTTGTCTACCTTCCGACGTCCGATCCATGACCTCTTCAACATAAAGCGGCTGATAGCCGCCATCGCGTAACGCAGTGAGAGTCGTGAGCCCGTGGTTGTTTCGCTCAATACCAATGTAAGCCTGTCGATATCTTTTTCCGAGAAAGCCCGAAATACGTCCAAGTTCGTCTGGAGGAATGTGTCCATGCCACGACGCCACGAGCGACCCACGATCGTCCAAAACTTGTAGAACTGAATAGTCTCCGTGTGAGAGTCCTTCTGCAACGTCGCCTCCAATTACATATCTGCGCTCACTATTTGGTGGAGCCCAAACTCTCAGCTCGCCACTTTCATCCTGTTCGAAATCACCCTCTGACGTAATGCGATAACGCGTAGGTTTTTCCGTTTTGTCTTCCAAGCTTTCGACCAAAGCCGGCAAGAAAACTGGCCGACCCGAGAAGATGAACGCCTCCTCGGCAAAGAGCGGATATTCCTGACGGAAAAGATCTTCGCTTTTGAGCTCAAAGATTTTTGCGCGTCGCCAAGCGAGCTGTTCGTCATCGAGGCCAAAACGCTTTGCAATCTCACGCTCTTCCGCACTAGCTTCAAATTGCGGATCAGAAAGTCGATATTCGTGTTGCCAGTACCAAGGCACAAAGATCGGCTCGTATTCACCCTGACCTTGGCTAGCCGCCTGCCAAGAATCATAGAACGAACCACCGACACCGTTCGCGGTCGATTCGAGAACCACCCATGTGTCGTTCTGTGGCGGTACTGCCTGCAGAACGCCGGCCAATAGGTCATAACCGCCTTGAGGCCAAAACGCGACCTCTGAGGCGTGCAGAAACTGGATCGTGTTTCCCCGCCCAATCTGTTTGTTGCCAGCCGTGCCGAGTTTGAACACTGAATCAAGACGACTGAACCTGAGTTCCTTTGCGTTCGAATTCGATGTCTCTGGCTTAACCAATTGGGGACAGTGCTCATGATACCTCTTGGTCATATCAAACAGCGCTTGAGACGACGCCTCTTCATGAGCCAACACAAACGCTGTCGAACCTTTACGATGCGTTGTGAAGTGGTAAGCAAGCCCTTCAAGAAGAGTCGACGCACCCTGCTGCCGTCCCTTCAACAGAATTTTGCGGACTCGACCTCGTTCTCCTTTCTGCCGCATGCACTCTGTGAGGATGAACTGTTGTGCTTCATTCAGTACAAACGGGACAACACTCCCATTCTTCGATCTGATTTTTAAACATCGACTGGCGTAGTGTCCGAAATCGTCTTTGAGCTTCTGCCTGATCCGCCGTTCGCGATCATTCAAGATCGTCTAACGAGTCTTCATGGTTTGTGTGATTCACTTCACCATTGATATCAACCTGCTTCAGGTTCGGTAATACCTTATCAAGTATCTTGAAGTGACCATCTAATTTCATCTTCTTAACAGCGACCATGTCAGGGGTAATCCCTTCATCATTCAAAATCGCGTTAATCGCATTTAAATGAGTGGACGCCTGTATCTTATCGCGCACATCTTGGCGCATTCGCCGTTCTCGATCATTTACCCTAGCCATACGAAACTCCGGAATTAATTCGGCTAAGCGATTGATTCTGCGTATCAACTAGTCTCATAGGGTAGGCAACTGAGTCCATGAAGGAGAATTCAATTTCGCTCTGCAATAAGAAAAGCCGCACCCTGTATCACAGACTACGGCCATCAATATCACAAATATAACTACTTGCAGTCGGATACTCAACAACTTTTAGTAGTTAATTTATTCCGAAAAAAGGCATGAGGTCAGGAATGTCGACCTCTAAGTCCTTTTCGCTGTCGTTCCAAATTTGAATCGCATCTTGCTCGTATCTCTGTGGATGCGCAGCCACAAACTTTGCTAAAACATCATCAGCAGCTTGATTGATTAGATCCTGCAGCGTCAAAGTACTGTCTCCGAGCGATACACCACCGCTCAGCAAGTCTTCAACGAACCGCACTTTGACCTCTTCTCTGAACGACTCTGAATAGTCCAGCATGAACAACGCCGTCACATCTTCAATGCGAGCGTCCTGTGGATCATCTGATTGCGACACATTCACGCGGATACTAGGAATATTCATGACAACACCTCCTCAACTTCAAACTCAACACCATGAATACGCTCATTACGAAACTGGTCGTCAACGGTGAAACCATTCCAAACAACTATCTCGACGACTTCATCAGGGAGATAGCCCATGATGCCATCGTAGCCAGTCAACGATTTTGGATTGTTGGCGTCATCGAACTCCAACCTACCGGCATACTCGTCACCATAGTCGTTGTGCTCAAAAAAATACGGAACGTACCTGCCGTCAATCAAGGTCGACCAGACTGAGAACTTTTCGCCCTCGTGCCAGATTGCAGATGCAGATTCCGAACGATGCTGTGTAAATTTACTCATAATTGTGCCCTCCAATGAGCGTAGCTTAAAAGCTACACTCCTCCTTACAAATCAATCCAATGAGCGGGGCTTAAAAGCCCCACTTCTCCTTACAAGTCGGTCCAATGCCGTCACCGATTGAACTGTGCTTAGTCAGCTCGCGACCACATAAACAACACCGGCCAGTCTCACGACCGTAAGTCAGAGCCGCATTCTCAGGGTCTTTAGCCAATGCATTGATGCTGTCCATCACTTGCTCAGTGATTAAGCCAGCCTGCTTAGCTTTGAAATCAGGCTTGAACTCACCTGCTGGGGAGATTTTCCCGAGATAGTCGTAAAAACCGTAGTGACCGTCGTCATGCTTGACGTCGCCTGTCACATCTAGGAACCCAGCGTTGACGCCAGACTCTGATGCGAACTTCACGCGGATGCCGTGGTTACGGAAGATCGGCTTGGATTTGTACTCACCCTTCGCCTTGTTCAGAGCCGCAAACAACTGAGCGAACTGGTCACTGACCGCGTTCTCGACACGATCATTAGCGCGCTCCTGCTCACGCTTGGCCTGAAACGCATCAGCCTTCTTACGCATTGAGACAATCGCGGCCAGCATCTTGAACGTCAGGATGTCACGGCTATCGATTCGCTTGATCATGTCACGGGAGAAATCGCTCTTACCGTAAAACCCGCCGAACTCAACCTCGCCACGCAACCACAACATCGCAGAGCGCTCTTCGTCTGTGGTGTCTTTTAACCACATTTGGAACGTGTAAGCCTTGTCAGCGGCGCGCTTCTGCTCATTAGCTTTGCGAGTCGCCTTCAATTTCGCGCGGTGCTCAGCAGACGTCTTCCGCTTACCAGTGCCGTTACAGTAGAAACATTCGACATGACGTAAATTGACACGCCCGATCAACTTAGTGCCCTTGCCGTTACACTGCTCGCACTCAAACAACTGAGCATCAAGCTTGGTCTCGCCAGCTTGGAACGCGTGACCAGCATTTGCGTAGCCAGAAGTAGAAGAAACGGGACAATCCTGATCTAACTCAGGAATGCCCGCAAAAGGATCTGAAGAATTTACATATGACATTTGGGTGCCCTCCGTAATTGCCATATGTTTAGAATACTCCCATTGGAAGTAATGTCAACTACTTTTAGTAGTATTAGGAATCACAAAATATCAGGTCAAAACCCCAATACGTTTCGCAGTGCCAATGCTCATTCTTCATCACCAAAGCCATAGATGCCTCGACACCCCACGACGTTGGACCGCACTCCCAACAAACCCACCAATTCTTTGAGCCAATATGCTCCAAAGTCTCTTCGGGGTTCTTGATCATGACTTCCCACTTGGGATCCTGATCGGCCGCACGGACATGCTCGCAGATAATCTTGTGGGCGGCTTTTGCCGCATCCGCCTTGCGATCGTATTTAACAATGTGAGCCAAATCTTCGACCAGAGAATTCTGTGCCATTTCGATGTACGTCATTTACGCTCTCCCATTCATTGTGTCGATTAAAGAACTCACATCACTATGCTTTCTTCCAGTCAAATCGACATGCGCTCGATTCAATTTACGGATCGTCCGAATCGCTTCGACTTTATCATCGCCGTGAAAAAGGATATGACGAAACGCCTCGATCATTACATCCACCTGATCAATTGTCAGGGTAACCAGTGCCGCTTCCTGCGACGTTTGCTTATCCAAAACTAGAAATGATTCACTCATTTTTTTCCCCTTATTGGTTATTACGCAGAAAGCTCCACAAGCTGACGGCGGATTCGACGACCGGCAAGATAGCGCTTCTTGGTAACTGAGCGCTTGCCGACGATTTGCAACTGCGACTTGTAGAACAGTGTGCGGTTCGCATCACCCAAGGCATCGATGATGTGCCCTAGCAACTCGGCCGAGAGACGCTCACCCTTAGCAAGCGACTGACAGCCAGCCCACTCTTGCTTGACCTGCTTTGGCATTTCGCGCTTGTCCATCTTATTGGACAATGCCGAGAACAGCTCAGACTTGGCGTGAATGGTCACAGGCATCTTAACCGTGTTGGCCATCTCATACGCTTTGCGAGACTCTTCAAGCGCTGGGTTGACGATCGCCATACGGAGCTGGCGGTAAACCCATTTGAAGCAATCTCCATGAGGCTTGCGATATGACCTTTTAAAACGAGCAACTCGCGGGCAATGACGATACTGAACATGATGAGCGACCTCATGCGCAACCTGTATCATCCAGTTGTCCTCGATGGTATAAGTCATCGCCCCGCCGATCACTGGATCCTTAGTGTAAGAGTCATACTCTTTGTGCCAAGACTTGCCTTTTAGTGCCTGCCAGTAAGTCAGATTAATCGAGATGATGTTAGCCCCTCCGCGATCTGATCCGCGGCGACGCTTGACGTCCAGCACGTCAGCCGAGACAGCGCGATCGACGTCCGCGGCTGTAATATTCAGCTCGTACTTTTTCTTTTTAAGCTCGTTCATGCACTTGCGCACAAGGCGTTCGACAAGCTTGCGCTCATCAGTGCTTACTTTGGTAGAAGTTGAAACAGTCATTTGGTGCCCTCCGAAAATTGACTATTTATTTACTATCTACGATTTTACTCCCATTGGGGGTATTGTCAACCACTTTTGGTAGTAGTAACTATTTTGAACGCGGATATTGGGATGTGGATCATGGGTTCAACATCCTCAGTGTCCCGCAAATGTTTGCGCCCGCCCCACTCGCGCCTGACCTCTAAATGATCATCGTATTTGACATACCCAATACAATCTTCCCAGCTCACTAGAAAAATGGCAGGGCTGTGCGGCATTGAATATTTTTTGAGCTCTATCCATTTTTTTTCAGCGAGCATCATTGTGTCGTAATCATTTTTTTTGTTATTTCGACAGCGCACCTCGATATAAACGCCGCCAGCAGTGTTTTGGATTCGGTTCCCACGTTCCTTGTCGGGGACAACGCCAAAACCCTCTGCAACTCGATACGCGACAAAATCGATATTGAATCGCCTGTCGTTCAACTTAATTGCTTTGCATTTCCAGTGCTGGCAAATGATGTCCATCACTTGGACCTCATTCGTCAAATCATCCCGAGACTCATACCTCGATCGCGGAAACGGATCCTGAGCAAGTGACATTTCAATCAGACACTTGCCTGTAACT